CTAACTCACTGCCTGTGTATTTGGTATGCCATACGATACCTACTTTTGCTGCTTTGATTTCTCTACCTACATCAGAATCGACTGGTACAGAATATGTGATCGTATTAGGAGTGAATGTGAAAGATTTAACACCATCCATATTCTGCACACTTATGTCGTCGGTGAACAATAAGTCACCTTGATAGATAGCACCTTTAGGCATAGTATCTTTGAGATACATAAAAGATGCTACAAACTTTTTCTTTAATCCGTCTGATAAGTCAGTTGCTGAGTTTATCTCGGGAACACTTCTGTAGAATTTAGGATTAGCATTAAACAAACTTTTCTTTGCTATGATGAACTCACCTGTTTCAGGATGTGTTCCTGCAAAGATAGCAGGTGCTCCATCCCATTTGACAGTCATGTTGTATGATCCTTTTGCATTACCATTCAACATTTTATGTAGTTCGATCAGGAACAATATAGAACCTCTGGCACCTACAAACCCAGTGTTCAGTATTTCATCTTCTAGATGTTCAAGGTGGAGATTCTTTGCCATAAGACTATTTATTTCCTTATGGTGTTTGAACTTAGTTGTTTCTCAATCTTAGTTATCTGAGCAACTAGTTTCTTAGTCTCCTTTGTATCACCTGCTTTCTTAAGCAGAATGAGTTGCTTCTTGAGGGCAACTTTCTCTTGTAACAATTCTATAAGTTTTTTCGGTCGTATTGTACCCATTATCATATAATACTAAAAATTAGATAGTGTCGTAAAGTGGTTTTTCTAAAAGTTTTGCTTTGTATTCATATTGCTGTGGGCAACTAAACTTTAGATAATCAATCACCCCTATTTCTTTAAAGACTTCCATTGTAGTTTCTTGTATCATCTTATCAGTTTCATTAGCAACTTTATCAGGAACCTCTATATCCCTATCTGTAAAGAATTTTGCTAATTGATTTATGGGTATAGTGCAATCAACTTCCTCAATGATACTGTTAGCAACATCAGGAAATGCATTGGCATAAAAGACTGACATAAAGGTGCCATTACTCCGAATCGTTTTGTTCATCCATCTATCTATCATTTGCTTTGGTCCACCTGCTAATTCCACAAACCCTTTTAACATTTCGCTGTATTCAGATTTGGTTTGAGTCTCATCTACTATGAAACTAGAAAGTCCTGTTCTCATTTCATAACAGAAACCAGATACAAAACTTTTTTCCACATCTCTCGTTGTTATGAATTTAGTGTAGTCTTCATATCTAGAATGAAACACCTGCAGTTTCTTAAATGCTAATGTCTCGTCTACACCTTTAGCATTTATCTCTCTTCTACCATAAATCCAGGTCCCTTGATCTTTTAAAACATTAGTAACATAAGATGTACCATGCTTGAAATGGATTATGAGTATTTCTTTTCTGAAATGATTGATATAATAATCAATCATTATATCTGATCCTGGAATGGTAACATTACCCATTACTGTAATCAAACTCCTGGAATTTACTAAAGTTCTTGCCACCTGCTCTGGTTTGATCAAAGACTGGTCCATTGTCAATTAGTTCTTCTTGTGCTTGTTGTTCACAATCATAAAGTTTCATTCTACTTCTATCCACACCTACTACGAATCTTTTGTTCATGGTCGGATCATTGTATCTGTTCTTCAATTGCTTTATTAACATTTGATCTAACTGCTCTAATTCTTCACTGCTAATTAAAGCAAACATGAAGTCAGCAGTTGCTGGTAAACCAAAGGACTCAGAAGTATCTGTAAGATCAATATCTGTATTAGCATAACCACCTCTTGTAGTTTGAGTAGCACTTAACACAGGCACATCAAACTCTACTGCCAATCCTCTAAGTTCTTCAGCAATACTCTTCACCAGAGTGTAAGAGTTAACATTAGATCCTGGTCTTACTCTAAAAGAAGTACATATATTCAAATAGTCAACTACTATAAGATCTGGTTTGTAATCCTTCTTAAGATTAAGTTCCTGAAGCAAATGTCTGAAGTGACCAACATGAGCACCTGCTGTAGGATATTCTTTGATGATAAGTTTTCCTTTGGTTTTTTCTCTCAACCTTTCAATCTTCTTATCATACATTGTTTTAGGCAACTCTGTAAGTTCTCTAATAGGAATGTTCAATAGATTAGCATCTATTCTTTCAGCAATCCTTTCTTCTGCCATCTCCATAGTAATGTACAAAACATTCTTACCCATCATCAAGCAGTTTGCTGCGACATGTCCCATGAACAAAGTTTTACCAACACCTGTACCTGCCAATGCTATATTTAAAGTCTTGTTTGGCAGACCACCTTTGGTAATCTTGTTGAAGTAATCTAAATCAAATGGAAGTTTGGTTTCTTCAGTATGATAGAATTCATATCTCCTATCACTGTCCATCAAAAAGTCATGACCAATGTTGGTGTCAAAAGATACAGACAATGCTTCTTTGAGTAAGTCTGGTATTTCTCCTTGCGATCTTTTACCTTTCTCATCTAAGATTTCAATACTGTCCATAACAGCATTGTAGATAGCACGATCTTTACACCATTTCTCAGTTTGTTCAACTAACCATTCGAGAGGTGTATCATCGTTGTCTTTGTAAAGTTTGTCAAGAATGACTTTGGTTAATTTGAAATCTGCATCATTCATGGATGCACTATCAAGTTCTATGCCCAATGCTTCTACTGTAGGAATGGTATTGTACTTGGTGAAGTACTCTTTGATTTGCTCGTAGACATACCTTTCGTCTCTTTCTGCGAAGTATTCATCTTGAATGAATGGTAAAACTTTACGAGCAAAGACATCCTCTTTAACTAAGTTTTTTAGTATTACAAACTCTAATCTTTTATCTGACATTTACTTTTTATTGGCGACTGTTTTCTTTCTGATTGTATATGCTTCATTCGTGTACTTGGTACGAGGATCATCAGCGATGTATCTGCCCTTGCTATCTCTAGCACGGATTCTCTCATAACCAGACATGAAGAAGTTTTTAAGACTTGTCAGTATATTCTTCATCAGTTATTTCTCCTGTTTCTTTATCAAATTCAACTGCCCCACCATACTTAAACTCTTTGCCAGCAGCATCTTCTAGTTGCTGCATGATCTCTGGAGTAAAGTATTTCTCAGGGTTGTTGTTAATTGTTTTACCAAATTGTGTAGTACCATCTGGCAATTCTATTCTGGTGGATTTCTGTTTAAACACACCATACTTCAATCCTAATTCAAGTAAACCATAGTATCTATCTAGACCACTATCATACATTAGTTTAGTATCTACGATTTTGTTTTCAATAGTCAACCTCGACTTAGCATTCTTACAGTGGATGATATTACCAATAACATCTTTACCATCTTTTTCTTTTCTCTTTGATAAGAATACTATAGAACTCGCAGCATACTTAAGACCTGATCCACCACCCATCTCTTTAGTTGGGAACAATGAACCAATACTGTCATATGTATGGTTTGTTACTATCATTGGAACTTTTGCTCGACCAAGTTTCAAAGTTAGAACTCTGAAAGCACCTTTGAGTATTTGTGCTCTGGTCATATCTCTTGTTTCTTTACCCTCAGCAGTATCTTCAATCTCTTTAGTTGTAGATAACATACCAAGTGAATCCAAGACAAACATCATCTTGGGTCTTTTACTTTCATCTGTTTCTAGATAACGATCAATGACTTTGATCGTTTGAGTTCGGAACTCTTGTGCTGTTACAACTGGAACGATAACGATACGATTGGGATCAATACCTCGTTCTTCAATCATTTGAGTAGTAATCGCTGACTCTGACTCAAAGTACATAACTGCTGCATCTGGATTATCCTCTAGGAATCTTTTACAAATACCTAAAGCAAAGAAAGTCTTACCTGTAGCAGACTCACCAGCAATCGCAGTTATTTTATTTTCGGGAAGTCCACCATACAGTGAACCTGATAAAAGGGCATTAAAAATGTAAGAACCAGTGTCGACAAATCCGTCAACATCACCTGCTTCTATGCCATCTGATACAACATTGGCATACTCATTCCCTGTCGCCTTTACTAGATCTTTTAGAAAACTCATTCACTTCTCCATTACATAAATTTTGATCATACTTAATATGCTCTTCCATCATAGTTTTGATCTGAGATATCTGATACTCCATATACAGAAGTAATGCAGTTATCGCTGAACAGAAACCAAAAAAGATTATATCTATTAAGTTATGATCCATAGTTATATTCTAATCTATAATACCCTTTTCGTAAAGGTACTTTCGATTAGTTTCATGTAAATCTTTTATGTCGTCTTTTGACTGTCCATGATATGGTACTGCCATACGATTTTCAATCAATAATTGACATACTGATTTCCATGTTTTGTTAGTTTCATTAAAGATATGAATGTCACCTATGATACGACCAAACTTACCTTTGGAATCGTATTTCTCAGTGACCAACTTGTATGTTTTCCCTTTTACAAGTCTCTCTTTAAGAAATTGTTTTGATAGTAATCCGAACTTCTTTTCTTCAAGATCGCGTGTTCTACTCTCAGGTGTATCTATACCTGCGAGTCTAACCCTTTCGTCTTTTAAAACGATGTCGAATCCTAAGTCGATGTCAATATCTACTGTATCACCATCAACCACTTTTAAAATCTTAGCATTATATTCGTACATAATTATTCCTCAATTTAATTATTTAGGCAAAGAAACTATCTAAACTAGCAGTTGGTTCTACATTCCAATCTATAGTGTCTAGTATTGCCTGTAGAGGTTCTACAAAAGACTTTTGAAACTGTATTTCATAATCAACATACTTGTGTAAATCAAATTCTTTGGGCAAGAAATCAATGAAAGCAATTACATTTTCATTAATAGTGTTAGGAAGTTTTAGATAACAGAACTTGATCTTCTCACCATTTTTTATCAAACTGTATCTCATATCTAATCCTTTTTTGTTTAGATAATGATTGTACAACAAAGAACCTCTTACATGAATCGGTGTACTCTTTGTGTAAATGTTAGCATTGTCTTTATACTGCATCAATCCCTTAACACCTCTTGGGAATGCTACTTCTTCAGGTGGTAACTCTCTAAACAATGTTCTACTTTCTTCTACAAAGTTATGTATTGCCATTTCGTCACCTTGCATGACCACCTTTAGTCCTTGTTCCAATCTTCTTCTTACCCATAGTGGTGTTGACGACTTTGCTGTTTCTATACCCATCATCTTCAACTTAGGTTGAGCAAGTCGAACTCCTTCGTCATCAAGTACATTCAGAATGTATCTTTTCTTTGCAGTCCAGATACCTTTGTCTGCTATCACTTCTCTTGCCATCTGCATCTTTTGATCATAAGCATTTACATATTCGGCAAGTTCTTGATAAGACTTATCAATAAAGGGTTCTATCTTTTCTTTAGCAATCTGATCTAAAAATTGTAATGGGTTCTTAGGATTCACTTTCTGTATCAATTCATCAAACCTTACATACACTGAATCCGTATCCATTGCGATAACATAATCGTCATCAGTTTTAAGTAGATTGTTCAACCATTCGTTAATCTTCTTCTCAATCCATTGTATAGATAACTGCCCTGCTGTAGTAATACCCTCTGCGATTCTAAGGTTAAAGAAAGCAAAGTATTGATTTGCGAGAGCACCATATGCTGAGTTAAGAGAAATCTTTCTCACCATCTGATTGTTATGACATATTGTTATAATGGATTGTAGTTCTTCTTTCTTCTTAGGATCAGTTTCTACTTGTAGTTTCTTTGATGCTTCAATCATCCTACCTTTCCATAACTTCCTTTCATCGTAGAACTGTTCCATTAACTCTGGTAAGAATCCTTGTTTCTTCTTACTAAACACTGCACCATTAGGTACAACTGTCACATCTTTGCGTTTAATATATGTGGAATCATATTGCTCATTAAGTAGTTTCTTAACAGTTACATCTTCATGATTATCGGTAAGAGTCTCTGGTGACATATTGTACTGCATAATCAAATGAGGATACAGTGAGTTTAAGTCAAAGGAAAGTACCCAATTGTGCCCACCTACTTGTGGGTCTTTAACATACGCACCAATGATTGGTCCTTTCTTATCGTTGCCAGTCTTTAAAGCAGGTGGTGGTGTTTGTATATTCCTATCTCTTAGGAAGTTATAAATGATTGTTTCCCAGTATCTAACTTGACCAAAGGTATCGCCATAATTACACTTGGCAGTATAAGTCATAGCAAAGATTAGATTAATAAGACCAAGTTTCTTATCAAGTCTTTCTACCAAGTCAACATCTTTGATGTTATACTCTAGGAACTTGATGTAGTCTTGCTTGTATAGTAAGTGTAGGGATGATTGTTCATAATCTAATTTACCCTCACCAAGTTCTACCTGAGCAATGTTATCTAAACGATAAGATTCTTGATTAGTGTAGGTGAACTTCTTATAGATTTGTAGATAATCTAGAATTGTGATACCATGTAGTTTCCAAGATTGCTGAACATTAGTACCACCCATAAAGTTCCACTCTCTGGTATTAGATAATCCCCATGGTGATAGTTTCCTATGTTCACCCTCACCAAACAGTTTGTCAATACGATTACATAGATAGGCAATGTCAAAGGTTTCAACATTCCAACCTGTAATACAATCAGGTGATAGTTCTCGCCAAACTTTGATGAACTTAGTTAGAAGTTCTTTCTCAGATTGGCAGGGATAGTAGTGTATGTTTCTTTGATGATCCCATTCGCCAAATCCAAATACATGAGCAGGTTTACCAAATGGTTTCAATGTGATAGCATTAACTCTTTCGTTTGCTAGTGTTGGTTCAGGGAATCCCTCTTCACACTCACACTCAATGTCAAGAGTACAAACTCGAATGTGATTAGGGTCGTACTCTATGTCACCTTTGAATGTGTCAGCGATATAGGTATATGCCCAACGATCAAATCCGTGTACTTCAAATGAATCTACACCAGAGTATTTTTCACGGAATCTTCGAGCACCTCCCATACTATCGAGGTGTATTGGTTCGAGATTTCTTCCGTCTAGTGTTTTGTAAGGTGAGTCGTCTTTTTTAGATAAGACATATAGAGTGGGTTTGTAAGGGAGTTTTGCCTTTACTTGCTTTCCTCCCTTATAACCTCTAACAAGAATTAAGTCACGAGTGGTATGTACATGCGTATAAAAATCCATCAAGTATATTGTACTACAATAACCTCCTGTTGTAAAGGGGGTTTTAGAACCTTTCTATCTCTTCGAGCAAATCCCTGTAATGGGCAATCTGCTCAAGTTCTTTTTCGATAGTTTCCATCAGATCAGGATGTTCTGCCACCCCAACCGAGTTATGTAAAAGATTCTCTACATTCACTTGATGTTTTTTAATGTGTCCTTCAAAATGCAGTTTACCTGCTTCTATTATCGCATCTCTCATACTTTTTGGCATGATATTATAATCCTAGTTCTTTTCTTTTTTCTTCAGGAATTTCGTCTATTGATTTCTCAATAGATACAGGATTTCTTGGGTCGCTTTCGAGAAAGTCTAAGAAACCTGTACTAGCAAAGTACTCGTCTCCTTCCTCGATTGCTTTACCAACTGCAACAACTCTATCTCTGAGTCTGGTTGCTCTTGGTCCAACTTGAGTTGCCCATTTAGAATCCATCATTTGAACTGCCATTTCTGCATAGTCACCTTTCTCTAATGCTGCTAACATTTTTTTGAAACCAGATAATCTAGTTTGTCCCATGTTAAACATCATGTTGAGTAGTACATGTTGGATTTCTCCTGGGAATGCATGAAAGACTTCTTCACCCCACATGTGCTTACATTCTTCATGGTGCTCATGTAAGTCGCTAAGTAGTAATTCTTCAACTTTTTCATCAGTGATAGTATCACCAACTTCAAGTTTCTCTAACCCACCATCAACTTCCTTGATCAAGTGACCAACACCAACAGTTTTAAGTCCTAAAGAATCTAGATATACATCGTTCTTGACACCTTCGTCAAATTTAATTTGTTCAACAAATTGTTCGTCTCTTCTCATTTTAATAGTTCTCCAGAAAAGTATTTCTTTAACATGTCTGTAAAAGACAGCCATGGTTCGTATAACAGTACAACTTCGCATCCCTTATCTTCCCTCATTGTCTTAACTCCATGTGGTAGCATAAAGTTGCATATATGTGCTGTACTACTATTTATTGTAATTGTATTTTCATAACTCCTTAAATTTTTAAGAGGTATGATCCCTAAATGCTCACCATATATATCCCATTGTGGTATTGAAACTTCATAACACAAATCCAAAGGATAGTCTGGATCAGTAGCATATGTGATTGCTGATGCTCTCATAGGCATATCAAGATGTAACAGATAAGGTGTATTTGCTTTCATCTTTAGATATGAGAGTATGGGTCTATGTAGATTAAAGTTATCTAAGACCCATGGATGATCTACTATTCTAGTATGTAGAATATCAGCAGAGTCACCATCTGGCACTTTATTCCTAAGATCTTGTACCACATGTTCAGGCAGAGTTCTAAACTCTGGTTCTTCTATGGGAGTTGCCATCCCACCTATGGTTAGAGGTAATTGCTGATCCTCTATACCATATTCTTTTATCAGTTGCTGTTGTACATCGATGATGACATTTTGATATACATCTTCACTTGTCACCTTCGTTGGTTTGATTTTGTTGTTCATTTTTAACTTGATTAAGTATGATTTCTACGAGTATGTCGCCCATTAATGCTTGGAGTTCCATGTTTTTATACAACTCTTCAATATCATGATCAGCAGGATGTCTTATAGTTCTTTCAAATTGTAGTTCTCGTTCTCCTTCTACAAATGAAACTCTGCCATATTGATATACGATTCCTTTGTATTTATCAATATTGATTCTTATGGCAGCATCATTTTCATTTGGATTTTCTACAATAGTATAGACACCATCATCAAATAAAGGATTCTCACCTTTCTTGTAAAATAGTTTATTGTGATTTAGCATCACATCTTTAGTTTCGCTCATAATATTCCCTTACTAAGTTATCGTCAAAACTTGCTCTCCAGCAAATTCTTCTTTTATCACCCTTTTTATTTATTACCCTATGATTTGTCATTAATTGATTCCATATAACAACATCACCTGTTTGATAAACATGCTTATAATCTAGCATAGGATTCGATGCTTCGTTGTGTAATTTTTGACATAACTCTAAAACTGTTCGATCCTCTTGTCTATCAATGTATCCTGGATTGAATGAATAATACTTCATTCCACAGAACTCTTGTACCAAAGGATGATCATGTTTGTCTATCGCTCGTACAACATGATTTTGTCCATCGGTAGCATTAACGACCATCTTGAAATGAGTAAACATTTTACCCTCTGCCTCTTCTTTATAAGAACTGTATTTATAAAGAGCAGCAAGATTTTTGAATTCAGTATTGGGATGTGGATTACCATCCACTCTTTCACAAGTTAAGATACTGAATCTGGGTGGATCTTCATAACAAAGATTATCGTTATGCCATGCTGAAATGTAAGGTCCATTGTGGAGGTAATCTTTATCTTCATTGTCTAAAGGGAATACATTGAACTTGGAGAAGTTCTCTTTCTTCTTGGTCTGTCCTAATCCAATTTGTAATTCATCATTACGAAATCTTCCCAGTTTCTGTACTAATTCAAATGTCCATTCTCTTGTTACAGTTTCTTTATGACCTCTAATGATCACAATGGGTGCTTTTGTTAAACCAAACCATATGTCTTTTAAATCTAAAGAATTAGTTTCAAAGTAATGGTTGGGAAAATGTAAAGGTATCATCCAAACAAGTCATAGTATGCAAGATACACAAAGTATCCTAAGAACACCAATACTCCCAGAAGGAAAAGGTGTAATACTATTGTAAAGACACCCATCACTATGTTGTCTAGTATTTCACCTAAAAATTTAAACATCTTCTTGTTTGCCTGTTAAGAATCTATATGCATTGTCCTTCCATTCTTGGAGCCAATCATCAAATTCTTCATCGTCAGAGGTATTGTATTCTGTATCGCCATTGTTTCTTATTTCACAAACCTCATCCCAAGACATTTCATCGTAATCCATGATGTCGTCTCTTTCTGTAACCATAACACCTGTGAAATTATAAAACTCATCATCATAATAATTGACGATCTTTATGTCTTCGTCAAACTTCTGCAAATGTTTAGCAATAAAATTGCAAAACACATCACATACTGACCATGCTGAAGTCACACAAATATAAGATTCTTCTAGATCAGTAATGTGTGCCCATTTAGCACCTATGTTGTCGATGTACCAATCATAAGACTTATCTTCATCGTATTCTGGCATGTTTAATTCTTTAGCAAAATGCTCTGGATAATGTTCGAACCATCTATCAGTTATAGGATAAGATTCTTTTATTGAATCGACGATTCTTCCCCACTCATCTATAGCAGCATCATTACCCTCGATGCTTATATATTGATAGACATGATTTGCCATTAGGAATTAGTTCCTTCTACATAATTGAGTACAGTGATAGGATCTGATACAACATAAGAATCATCATCAGCATTGTCTCTTTGATTAGGTTCTATGAAAGATTTTTCAACGACCATATCATTAATGACCATAGCATATCTCCAAGATCTCATACCAAAACCAATGTTTGACTTATCAACTAAAGCACCCATCAATCTAGTAAATTGACCTGTGCCGTCTGGTAACACTTTGACATTTTCTACACCCTGTGCATCAAACCAAGCATTCATTACAAATGCATCGTTAACACTTAGGCAATAGATTTCGTCAATACCATTCTCAATGAACTTGGAATAGTTTTCTTCATATCCTGGAAGTTGCTTTGATGAACATGTAGGAGTAAATGCTCCTGGAAGTGAGAATAGAAGTACTCTCTTACCACCAAACATTTCAACTGTTTCTCGTTTTACAAACTCACCCAATTCTCTAAATGTAAATTTAACATTGGGTACAAAATTCTTTAATTCAAATTCTGACATTAGTCTGTCCTCATAATAACACTTGGATCTTTAGCAGAGAATACCTCTTTTAAAAATCTCATCACTTTAGTTTGTCTATCGAATACAAAGTTTCTAAACTCATCCATGTATTCAACCTGTACGATAAATCCATTTTGGACTTGTTCTACTTCAATTTTCATAATATATTTTCCTCAAATTATGGCGATCCAGAAGGGACTCGAACCCTCAACTTCTGCCGTGACAGGGCAGTGCTCTAACCAATTGAACTACTGGACCAAAGTGGTGGAGTGAGAGGGACTCGAACCCTCGACCTCTTCCGTGCAAGGGAAGCATTCTCCCAACTGAACTACCACCCCACAATGGTGCTGGAGATAGGACTTGAACCTACAACCTGATGATTACAAATCAACTGCTCTACCAATTGAGCCACTCCAGCATTATTTGAATTTCCGATACTTAAACAAAATGATGCGTGCCCTCCACATGTAGTAGAGTGCTCGCATCTTTTGAATTAACTTCCGAATCATCATACAGTATATATTGTACTGTATTTAGTCGGTGCTGTAAAGGTGATTTTACTCAGAAAGTAAAGATTTTTTCGCTTTCTTTGCGATTTTCCCACCAATATCAAAGATTTTTGGTTTCTTTTCTTCTGGTATTATGCGTTCTAGATCAATGAGTAAGATACCATTGACCAAGTCAACATTAACTACTTCCACATCTTCAGCAAGGGCAAATGATCTTTTAAAGAAACGAGTTGCTATTCCTTTATGTAGGAATGACTTATCGTCTTCTCTATCTCTGCTTCCTTCAATGAACAGAGTGTGTTCTTTGAGTTCTACTTTAAGATCATCCTTACCAAAACCAGCGACTGCTATTTCAATTGTGAAATGTTCATCATCTGTTTTGCGGATGTTGTAGGGTGGGTATGAATTAGAGGAATTTGCTTGAGATGCAATCTCTAATCTGTTGAATAAGGAATCTAGACCGATTCCATACATAAGGTTTGATGTATTAAATGTTACCATCGTTTTTCTCCTTTTTAGCGAGTTGTAATTTGGCACCCATAATGGCATGCCACCAAATTGAGAATCTACTGATCCTCAAAACTATTAAACTATTTAGTCGCTTTCGCTCTTGAAAGTTCTAATTGTCTTAACTTTATTTCCCAAAGATTTTTAAATTCTATATCTGTTGCTTTTTCGATTGCTCTGGTCAATGCTTCTTTTCTTTGCATAAAATTGTACTCTCTTACAACAGCATTCATAATAGAATTATTGATCATCGTCCTTGACCTCTGTATCTGCCCTGTGCTCTTTTTTTATGCTTATTTAATGTAGAGGTTGCTTGTCTTACCATTCTACCTCTGCCTGGAGTTCCTTGACTTGTTTTCTTACGAGTCACAGGAGTATGTCCTACTGAATTTTTAAATTTCGCTGCCATATAATTTCCTATTTTGTAGTTGCTTCCCAGATGCCTTCCCAATCGCTTGGGTTAGATTGTTTCATCTTCTTACATCTTGATATCATTATTTTACTATAATCTTCAAGTGGTGAAAAGGTGATTTTAGAATATATGTTGATGGATTTATCCCACTCACCTTTTACATAAGCATCCCAAGCATCTTCTATATCCCTAACAGTATGTTTGTACACAGGAATATCAAATACAGTGTAGATGTTAACAGGTTCTTTCTTACCCTTAACAATCAACTTGTCAAGCAGAATCCAAGTTAGATGTGCATCATCTATGCCTTGCTTAGTGTTTTCTGATACAACCAATTCTACACCATAACTTTTTGATTGTCCTTCTAATCTTGCTCCCAAGTTTACAGGATCTCCAAGTACTGAGTAATCAAATCTTTGATCAGAACCCATGTTTCCTACAACTGCCTCTCCTGTGTTAATCCCTATACCTATGTTGATGGGTAATAATCCTTCTTCAGTAAGTTCTTTATTCAAATCTTTCAAATCATTTAGCATGTAAAGTGCAGAGTACACTGCTTTGTGTTCTTGGTTCTCTATATCTAAGGGAGCATTCCACACTGCCATTATACAGTCTCCCATGTATTTGTCGATCATACCATCTTTCTTTATAATGATATCCGTCATGGGTGTAAGGAATCTATTTATAAGTTTCGTTAATCCTTGTGGGTCGGTTTTATATTGTTCACTTATGGGAGTAAATCCTCGAATGTCACAGAACAGATAAGTCATTTGTTTGGTCTCACCACCCAACTGTAGCATCTCAGGATTCTTTTGTAGTTGTTTAACTAACTTAGGTGATAAATATGTACTGAACTGCTTTGAAATCTGTTGTCTTAATCTAAACTGACGATAGAAGTTATTAAATGATGCTTGAGTAAATATAACCCATAACGACAAGAGAGGAAAACTTGCGTCGATCAAAACTTTATAAGAATCATAACTATAAACAGATAAAGCATAACTCCCGAGAGTTAAAGAAGCAACCAAAGGTATTTGAACAACCAGAGGACTTCGATATACTATCAATACCAACAATAGACCAAGCACCAGACTGGAAATTATTTCTGCGAGCAGTACTAGCGATGGACGACTAATTACAGTCCCATCTAGCATTGTTTGTAATATGTTTGCTTGAATCTCATGGGGGAGTTTTGCTCCATATGGAGTATTCACTTGAGGTACGATGCCTTCTGCGGATACACCCATGATCACTGCTTTGCCTGATAAATCGGGCAGGGTATCTTTACCCAATTCATAACTGTCAAAGTGATACTTGTAATCTACATACAATCTACCATTTTGATCAGTAACTATTTTATCGTATGGTGGTATTCTAAATGCTTCTATGCCTAACTCATTTACAAAGACCTGATAGGATTGTTCTCCTGTTAAATTACGCACCATCTCTAAAGCAAATGATGGATAGATCTTATCATTTACATTGATAGAAACTGGAACTTGCCTTACTTTACCATCCACATCATTTGGTGCTACTGCTACTCCCACACCAAAAGCAACATCTTCTAGTATGTCAATGTTGGTTACAATTCCTGGATAGTTGTATAGATAAGGTAAAGCATCACCACCGATAGTACCTGTACCGACATGAGGTGCTTTACTGTCTAAACCTTTGATAGATGGTAGTTGTGAAAGTACGACTCCACCATATGGGAGTACTTGAGATAGAAACTCATCATCGGAAGCATTTGATGGATTAGCAAATGTAGTATTAATTCCTAGTACGAACCCACCCTGATTGAATACATCTATAATGTAATTACCCAAAATAGATCTATTGATAGGATAACCTGTATTCTGAAGAGTTGTTTCACCAAGTTCTATGAGAACCACCTGATCACTATGTACAGGTTCAGTTTTCATAATCCAATCAAACCAATTAAGTCTGAGAGTTTCTACTGGAACAGGATCAGATATTCTTAGAGATGTTAATCCTGCTATAACTACTAAGCACATCCACCAAGATGTTAAG